CTGCTATTAGACTTGACGGATATTTGTTTACATGGGGAATTAATACATATGGCCGATTAGGAGATGGTACAACTACCACCAGATCTAGTCCAGTTCAGATAGGATCCAGTTCTTGGATTGCTGTAGCTGCTGGTCGGACTCACACAGCTGCTATTCGATCTGGTGGTACATTATTTGCATGGGGACGTAATACTTATGGCCGATTAGGAGATGGCACAACTACCAATAGATCTAGTCCAGTTCAAATAGGATCCAGCTCATGGACTGCAGTATCTTGTGGTGCTTATCATACAGCCGCTATTTCTGATGGTACATTGTTTGCATGGGGAAGCAATAGTTTTGGCCAAGTGGGAGACGATACAGCTACTAATAGGTCTAGTCCAGTGCAAGTGGGGGCCGAAGGCAATGTTCCTTTATCCAAATATAGTCCAGTTCAAATTGGATCTAGTTCTTGGACTGCTATAGCTAGTGGAATTTGGCATACCATGGCCATCCGTTCTGGTGGTACCTTATTTACATGGGGACGTAATAATTTTGGTCAGTTGGGAGATGATACAACTATTAATAAGACCAGCCCAATCCAAATTGGATCTAGCTCTTGGACTGCTATAGCTAGTGGAAGTCTTCATACCATGGCCATCCGTTCTGATGGCTATTTGTTTGCATGGGGACGTAATGATGTTGGCCAACTAGGAGATGGTACCACCACTGGTAAGTCTAGCCCAGTTCAAATCGGATCTAGTTCCTGGACATTTGTAGGTGGGGGGGGATATGGGGTGCTCGTCTTGCCCTCTGGAAGTGGCCAGTCAGTAGCTATTCGTTTTGATGGATTATTATTTGCATGGGGACTTGGGAGTACTGGTGCTTTAGGAGATGGTACGCTTGTTAATAAATCTAGTCCTGTAACAGTAGGAAATAATATTCTTAATTTTTCCGTAAGCCCTTTCCAAATAGGATCTAGCTCTTGGACTGCTGTAAATGCTGGGGGTAGCCATACAGCTGCTATTCGTTCTGATGGTTTATTATTTACGTGGGGACAAAACACATGGGGTCAACTAGGAGATGGTGCTTCTGGAAGTATTAACAACAGATCCAGTCCAGTTCAAATAGGATCCAGTTCATGGACTGCTGTATCTTGTGGTGTTTTTCATACAGCAGCTATTAGATCTGATAGATATTTATTCACATGGGGAAATAATGGTTCAGGCGCGCTAGGAGATGGCACAACTACCAATAGATCCAGTCCAGTTCAAATAGGATCTAGCTCATGGACTGCTGTAGCTGCTGGCGCTGCTTTTACAGCAGCCATTCGTTCTGGCGGTACATTGTTTACGTGGGGATATAATAATAGTGGCCAATTGGGTGATGGTACTATTACCAATAGATCCAGTCCAGTTCAAATAGGATCCAGTTCATGGACTGCTGTAGGGGCTGGAGGCCAACACACAGCAGCCTTACAAAAATATATTATATAGATTTTCCATAATTAAAAAAGCCCCTTTCGGGGCTTTGTTTTTTACTCTTCTTCTGCTAGCTTCTTAAAGAAGTCTAAACCTTCATCATCATCATCTAAGTCAGGCATCTTTGTAGGGGCTGACTTTGCAGCGACAGTTTTTTGCTTAGGAGCAGATTGAGTAGATTCCTCATCCCAAGGTGCAGCATTTGACTCTGTTACAGATTGACGAGCAGCAGCTGCACTACCATCTAAACCAAGAGCTTTATTTAAACGCGTCTTTAGTTCGTCATACGATTTGAATTCTTTAGCTTCCAGGAAAGACTGAAGTGAATATTCTTTCTTCCATAGACGTTCTAATTCATCATCGTCGTTTAAAAGAGGAGCTGCATCTTCAAATTCAGACTTGTCATAGTTACGGTAGCCTTCAACCTTACGAATCTTAATCTTGAAGTTAGCCCCTTCCCATAAGTCAAAAGGATTAATTTTTTTCTCATCCTCAAACTCTGGATTCATAGCAAGTTCAATCTTATCCCAAATCTTCTTACCATATTTAAATAACATGACCTTGCCTTCATTTTCAGGGTGGGCAGGATCTTTCACAACATAGATGTTGGAGATAAACGAAAGGCGACGTTTGTACTTACGTACAAGTTCTTTGTTAGCCTCGATGCCAGAGTTCCATAACTGGCTATTGTATTCCGACACAGGGTCTTTTTGACCAAGTGTTGTTAGAGACTTCTCAATGTACCAGCCACCAGGACCTTGAAAGCCATGATCCCAAATACGTACATATGGAGTACCTTCGTCTCCATCATCGCCAGGAGTTGGCAAAAAGCGAATAACAGCATAGCCATTACCAGCCTTATCAACTTCTGGTTTCCAGAAACGTGTATCTTCTTGTGAACCTTGGGTGGGGGTGTTTAGTTTTTGAACTTCGTTGATCAGCTTGTCAAATTGTGATCCGCGGTTCTTCTTGAGTGATGCAAATGAGCTCATAATTTTCTCCGTATAAGCGTTGTATTAAAATGTATATTCGTCGTATCCACAAACTACCATAGTATAGAAGTATTTATATTACTTTAATGTTGTAAATTTGTCAACTACAATTTGTTTAAGTTTATCTTTGTCAAACTTAAGAAACGGCCTGTACTTTTTACACTTTTTGTGTATCATTGGCCATATGATGTCTTCCTCAATTTGCCTGTTCCAATGTCTAAAAAATCCACACATATCATTAAGTATGATTAACGTCTCAATTGTTATTTTATTGTGGATTAATAGTTTTAAGAGAGGAGGGTGGTTATTACTTCCAACTACAAAATTTGAATTGTAATTAGGATCTAATTGATCAAGCTCATTAGTAAACAAGTAGGAAAGAGATTCTTGTCTATTAAGCCAGCGCTTATAGTTATCTTCTGCCTTTTGTTCGTTTACAAGCTCACCAACCCAAACGTTTGCGCTATCTTCAATAATGTTGGCTAAGATATATTTCTCAGGATCCTTATGCTTAGCCAACTTCATGAAGAAGTACTTGTCAGGTCTCATCTCAAACGACTGTGCGTTTGCTCTTGTCTTTCCACCATAGCGGAAATAGTCGTATGTGTCTGAATTAAAATGATTCTTCAAAGCGACATACAACTTGTATGCCTCATAACCAGTCATAGTTTACTTCATATAGGTAGTTTTGCGGATTTAGGAAGATACCCAGCACTTTCAGCATCAACTCTTACTCGTGCTTTTAATTTTGCGTTCTTTTTTATTAACTCAGCAGCCGTCTCTATCTCAAGACCTGTTTGCTGACAATAATATAAGACGGCATCAAGGTACTCCATTCTTTTTTCTTCTACAATACTTTCAATCGTCTCGATGAAGTCTTGTACGTTGATGATTGCATTAATCTCTTGCTCACTCATTATTTAAACACAACCAATCCTAGCAAAAATGCTTGTATGAAAAATCCAAGGCCGATTGTAATAATATGCAACATGTCTCTTACAATTAAGGCGCGTATAAACAATAACAATAAACCCCCCCACGCAAACATAACAACATCGAGTGAAGGAAGTTTATCAGACATTCCAAGTATTAATGATAGCACGGAAGGAATCGTTGCACAATGAATAAACACAACCGCCAACCATCCAATAGCTTCAGATGATAAATGTGAAAACTTGTCTCGTACGATATTTTTGAAAGTATTAAAGTACATGTCAAATTTTTCCATCTGGTTTATCCTTATAAAATATATGCAAGCCTATCTTGCCAATCTTTTCTTTATTCCATTTAGGATTTACATAGTCCGCATGATAATAAAGAGCCTCTTTGAGGGAAGGAAGTCTGAATCCCTCCAACAATACTTTCTTTGCTACAGCTTCGCTTTCTTCCCAAAGCTTTGGATGTACAGGTCTTGTTTTGTATGTTGATTCACAAAACCAAGAAAACTGACATACAACTTTGTCATAGAATATATTACGCTGCTGTACGACTCCACAAACAGTAGTAGGAAATTTACCACTGTTCATTCTATTCATTGTTACCTGTGCTACAGCAACCTTACCTTCAAATGGTTCCGATGCTGCTTCCCAGTAAATGTTTTGCGTCAAACATTGTATTTGCTGCTCTCTTTCCTTAACGGATAGATGAGCTGGCAATCCTGTAATCTTGTTATGATTATCAATTCTAATACTAACTGCAGTGTTTATCAAAAAGCCTACAATAAGTAGACCTACCAAAAAGAAAACTCCTCTGAACATTAGTTCGAAGTTTTTAAGTCTAGGCACGGAAAGCGTCCTATTCATAATACCTCCTTTATTTGTTACAGCTCTATGCATTATACCATAAGACGGCATAAATGTCTACTAGCATTTTATTGCATTAGTATGCGGCGCAAGTTGTACTTTTGGTTTTTTTGTTTAGTACGTTAGTACGCTAGAGCTTTATGGGTTAGTTCTGCTTTAGGGAAACCAAAAAATCTGGCTTTCCAATCGTTCTGTGCAAATCCGATTAAAGAAGACCAAAGGTCCTTCTTTGCTATCAATCGCTTCGCTGCGTCCTTCCAATCAGTGGCAAGGACAAACTTCTCGATGTTTTCCTTATAGGCAGTACACTCCTCTAAAGTAAAGAAATCCGACTCGATATGGATTACTTCATACATCTCTTCTCCTGTGAAGTAATCGAGACAGAAATCGACTCCCCATTTTTGCTTACATTGAATAAGATATGTTAGCTTGGGAAGTTTGGGTTGAAAAAGCAGAAGCTGTCTGTATGCATCTTCTGTATAGTCGCACCTATGGAGAATGGTGCAATGATCCAAATAAAAATTATCAGTATCCTTATCTAAGCTAAGCCACGGTTGTTGGTAGCAGCGGTGATTAAGCGTATTATCTAGCTTGTATCCATTAACAAAATAATAATCACGTTCAAGCTCTGTTAACTCAAATCCATCTTTATCAAAGTAGTCGATCGACTTTAAAAATAGTCTAACCGCAGCTACTTCTCTATTACAAGTTGGATTACTATGTAAAAGTATATTGGGGTTTACTGTAAACATAGGAGTATTTATATTATATGTCCTCCTACAATGTCAACTTTGTGCTGCTTTAGCCTCATCCATCTTTTGAATATTCTCAAATTCATCTGAAAATAATTGCAAAGCACTACGTAAACTCTCAATTTCTTTCATTGACTCAACAAGAACGGCTCTTGTTGTTTTAGGAAGATCTTCCATAATTAATGTGTTTTGTATTTGATCTACTACGTCAACGTATTCCGATATTACTTCTTCACTCATACTATATCCTATTCTGTTGTAGGTGTTACTACTTCCCCATCAGCAGTTGCCTGTGTCTTTGTCTTATCGCAAGCAAAGCAACGTGCACGATTTGTTGTGTATGTTAATGCACCATCCTTTGCGCTACAATTGTGAGCCCAGTATTCGGTGTTTAAAGTTTCTTGTGGTATAAGCATATTACCTCGTTGGGTTAATTGGTGGTTTTAAAGAGAACCACCAACTCCTAATAATTACTTCTTAGCTTTTTCGTCTTTCTTAGCTTCTGCTTTTGGAGCATCTTTCTTTGGCTCTTCTTTCTTAGCAGGAGCTTGTGCAAAAGCTGTTACAGTAAATGCTGTTGCGATAAGTGCGATAAGTTTTTTCATTTTAATTCCTTAATAAAGTTAATAAAGTAATAATCAGTTTGTCACTATCAAAAGAGTCCAAGGTTTCAATGTACCGGGTGCTCATGCGTAGCAAAGACTTACCAATTTGGGATAGTTGATTCTGTTGCCAAGTTCAACCATCAAAACTCCGACTAGCCTAGTTTAGGCTGCCAATGCGAACTTTTCATCGTTTGCGGTTACTTACTTGCTTCTTCGATTGGGTCTCCCCAATCCTAACGGGTTTCACATTCCCGTGTTGCCGTCTTTTCTATCTCACGCTGTCGAAACCTGGTCACCCCCATCATAAAAAAACTATTGCAAATATGATTAGTGCTGCGCATATACAAAAAATTCTTAGTTGACGACTTTCTTGTTTGCGCGTCATAGTTTCTTTATGGTGGAGGTGGAGGGAATCGAACCCTCGTCCAACATGCCTTCGATCGGAAGGATATACAACAATTTTAATTACTCAATGCTGCTACTATTAAAATCGGTATTAGGATTGCAATAGCAATGATTAGAAAGTTTCCCTTCTTCATTTGCCTAAGCTTCTCATTATCTATGCAATCATTACTCATTGCATTCCTAAAAACCAGATTACAAAAAGAAATGTAAGCCCTGCAGCAAGCATCTTTAATGCTCCAAACTGCCTTGCATTCTCTTCTGGTGTACAAAGTTTTTTCCAGTATTTGTTCATATGTTCTCCTACAAATTATTTATCTAAAAAGGAGCATCTTCAAATATTGAAAGGTCAATCCTTTCCTTCTTTGGTCTTGGTAGCGCTTCTAATTTCAACGAATCATCGTCTCCCATAAACCGCAATGCTTCTTCACGAGTAAAGAACCGCCTAAGCGGTCCTTCACTGTCCTTTACTATAAACCTACAGCGAGCCATTAACCATTCTCTGGTCTTTGGCTCTTTCAATTACGCTGCCTCTGCAAATTCTACTGCAGTCTCAAGCGCCTTGATCTTTAGGTTCTTGTTTGCACCAAACCATGCAGACTGCAACCGTGTATCTTGCGAACGACCAATCTCATGGTCAGTCAGATACGTTACAGCATTAAATGCCTGCCACCATGAACCTTCTGCAAACTTAGCACCTGGTTGAGTCTCTACTACTTCCAATGCACGAGTAGCACTCTTAGACAACTCCTTACGCTGTGGACCCTTTTCCTTGTCATATGCAATTACAGGGAAGACGCGGTTAAAGTATTCTTTAATAGTTTCGTCCTTATACTTACGTGAACCAAGGAATGCAGCCATCTCTTTATACTTAGCCAACTTCTCCGTAGCAATACCAAGAGTCTGCTTAACTTCATTAGCATCAAAGGCAGTTCTGTGGTTTTTCTTAACCATACGGTCAGAACGCTCGCTAAGCGATAATGTTAATGTATTATTACATACTACGCGGATTGGTGTGAAGCGAACATCAATACACTGACCAAACTTATGTGGGTTAGTGAATAACAAGTACGAATCAACCTGATCGCCCTTAAACAAATCAAATGAATCTTTCACCTTAGCAAGAGCCCATACAATCTGTCCATCTTTCAATGAACCAGCAGTATGCATCTCCATATCACCAGCTCTGCAATACTCATCAAAGAACTGGAATGCTTCGCTGTTTTGTACTGGATTCCAATCGTTTGACACAACACCCAAGATCCGCTCATCAGAAGAACGAGTCAACGCAGACCAACCAACGTTTACTTGCTTACCGCTAATATTAGCAAATGCAGGGATTTTTTCTACGGACCAATCAAGGCCAGCTTTTTCTAACATCTGCGCTGGACTCAAATCAGCAGGAACCTTAGTACCAAGACCGTGCCATGGAACTTCACCAGCATATGCCATTGTTTCAATCATGTGTGCCATTTTTACTTCTCCATAATAACGTTTATCAAAGTAGGCGTTTTTCTCACCATGACTCTATTATCACGTTATTCTCATAAAAAGTCAACACCCCCGTAATTCGTACGTTCTCGCGCGACGCGCCTCATCCAGAATTCGGTCGGCTTCCTCTGCCTCTAAATCCCCGGTTTTTTTCTGCTTCTCCACTTCCCTCACAAGCTCTCTTAGCATTCGAGGCCGGTTTTTTAGCGCATATACACTCATAATAAAAAGGTCGTAACTTCTGCCCATTTACAGATTGTCCTTAATATGATTAATCACTAAGTTAGCTTCAATAAACATACTGTTTGCCACACGATCTTCAACACAATCTAGTAATGCACTATACATCTTACTGTGTAACTCTAACAATTCACTCTCTGTTAGATTTGACAATAATTTATCGCTTTTCCACATCTCTAGCGGAATCCCTTTGTATACTGTATTACTATCCATTATCTTTTAACTTCTCGTCATTATAGAGTCCTAGCTCTCTTGCATCCCTTGCTAGCTCATCTAATATGATTCGTCCTGCAGTCATTTGATAGAACCGACGTAGATCATCTTGATTCCCTATAATAGAGTGAAACTTATGCAATTCATCGTAATGGCAAACAAATCCAGCCTTCTTAGCAATCTCTACTAAGTTATCTGTAGTACAATCCTTCTTATATACTTCCCACGGATCTACTGCTGCTTCTCTGTCTTCTGTTGTGAAAGTAGTCATACTATTCTCCTTTTCTTCCCACTATACAGGAAATGCAATTTGTAATCAACTTTCTCCCCAAAAAATTTCAGACCGCCAATTTCTATGGATTTTTTCTGCGAAAAAATTTTACAACGTCGTTTCGTTTGGAACGCGTTTCAATAAAATGCAAAATAGAGGGGGGTGGGCGGTGACTGATATAAGGTACGGGCAAGGTTTTGGACTCGGATCCAAAAATACCCCCCCCTATGCTCTAGCGATGGTTGTAGTTGTCAAACGCCTTGCAAACCAGCCATGCTACTATAAGCGCGATAGCGATTAACATAAGACCTTCAATTAGCCACATCATATTCCTAACCCCATTCCTGCGAAGCAAAAGTCATTCGCTTTCTTTAGCATTCTATCCTTAGAGACTGCGTTATCGATCTCTGATATAATAGCGTCCTTTGTAGGCTTGTTGCCACCACCAGACTCTACTAATGCTATACAGTACTCTCTAAACTGCTCTATACCCATATATCCGTAGGCTTCGTAGAGGTGCTTTAGACCGTCCTCTCCTATAGTGTCGTTTTTAAGACGTGCTTTACTAGAACCCTGTGTTTCAAACATGCTTACATTCTCCTCTATATTTAAATCCTGGACATGTGCATTTATTATTATGCACATAATATACAGCACCCTTACAACCCATGACTTTTTTACCTTCTTGTTCTTCAGGCATTTTCATAAGCGTGATAAATTGACGATTACGTTTATCAAACCCAATCGGCTTTTTCATCATCTCGATTGCTTCTTTTCCCATCTTCGCATATCCGAACATCTTAGACATATCGTCTGAGAGTAGATATGCGTGGTTTGGGAATTCCCACTTTGTAGTTTCAGCTACTAATATCATTGTGCAAAAATCTCTTTAGAAAGGATGTTCTCTTCTACTAGCTTATGGCATGCATTTAACGTTAACTGCATTACTAGGTAGAGCTGAGCTTTTTCTTTCTCAGGAAACCCTTCGATTTGATTAGAGATCTGCTCTAATGTAGGAGTAGCAAATAGACCTGAACGTGGAATTGGATTTTCAACAGTATT